GCATTATGTCTTTCGCATCGTTCAGAGGCGGCACGGACTCGGCTAAGCCGTTACAGTCCATGTAGTCGATCAGTATCGACTTGCCAATGCCCCCCTTAGGGCAGTAAAGCAGATTGATAACGCGGTCATCGTATTCAGCACACATTTCCTTCACAGCCTGTTGCCACGGGCGCAGCTGCACGTTCCTCACATGGCGTGGTATGTATGACGGCTCCGCATCCGCATGGCTCCACGGTCCATCAACACGAGAAGCAACTTTGCTACTATACGTCCACGATTTTGCTCCAGGATTGCTCATGGGGCGCACAGACCACTGGTTCCGCACGTCTTCCGGTACGAGAGCCAGTATGTCCTTTTTCTTGCCTTTTTTGATCAGTGAGAAACCCGCCTGGAAGTGTCGCTTTTTCGTAGTGGGGCATTCTTCCAACTGGAACTCCCACTTCTTAGCCAGCGACTTCATGATTGCCCGCGTACGCTCAAGGTCCGTATCCCAGATTGTGGCCTCCCATTGTGCAAGCGGCTTGTCTGACATGCGTTTCGATTCGTGTGTTTTTTATCTGAGGTTTGTTATTCGTGATATCATACATTGTCTGACTCCTTTATACCTAACAATTCCATGGCACGGTCCTATTCTACTTGGCGCGGGCGCAACCAGCCCGGCAAACGGGTGCGCCGACGCCGCCCAAAGAAGCGTAAGAACACGCAGGCCAAGCAGGTTCGTGCCAATACCCGGCAACTTGCCAAGATCACCCGTGAACTCTACACCTGGCGACAGTATCAGATCACCAACGAGGGCACCGTTGGAGCAGAGGTCCACACCGATCTTATCACCCAGCCCACGGCATGGACCGCGTCGTTTCAGACGCATGACCAGCCCATCGCAGATACTCCTCGCCAGTATAATCTCAAGTCTATACATGCTAATATGCTGGTTCAAACGGAAAGCTCCGACGATGGTAACATCCATTTCCAGCTGTTTATCGTCAGTATGAGACCCAAGTTCGCAATGCAAACACAAGAGCGTCTCGCAGACGGCAACCTAGAGGTCGGCCGGGACTACCTCCGCGTAGCCGCCGGTACCGTCGGCGGTGCTATACAGGGTAACTGCGGGTTCTACCTGAATCCCGCCCTGTACAAGAAGCACTGGACATCCGGCCCCCGACGTATCGGCCAGAGTACCATGGGTGCCGATACCGCCGTCACCAACATCCGCGACAGCACGTATCAGGCTCGGGTCACCATCCCGTTCAAGCGTACCTTCAAGGTCTCCGACCACCGTGATAACGGCTACCGCAGCATCGAAGTCGACGAAATGCGCCAAAACAATAAGCTGTACATGATTATGCTGTCCAACTCCGGCATTGGCGAAACGTTCATCGCATTCAACTACTTCCTGAATGGCAACGAGGTCGCACAGTAAGCACCAGCGGAAACCCAAATAGAAGAATATAATATTAGTAGCGCGCCTCGGTAGAGACAGAAAATTGTTAGCACCGACGAGTGGGTCCCTCTGTGAGGGACCCAAGCGAGGGAGGCTAGGGAGTGGGTCCCCCCCTTAGGGGACCCGAGCGACCGCAGACCCCTTCTTGGGATCGTGTAATCCAAGATTTCCAAGATTTCCAAGCCCTACAAAAAAAGAGACTATACAGAGTTTGCCTTGGTGTTACAGAGCGCTTGCCGCTCGCCTAGGCAAACTCCGCTTCAGACGGGATGATGGTCAGGTGGTTCTCCACGACTTTCCAGAATCGCCACCGGTCCTGTGAGAGCATGCTTGTGTCAGGCTGGGTGTTGGTAAATACCCATATGGCCGGCCGGTCGAAGCGGTGTTTTTTGTATTGATATCGCAGATCGTAAGCACGCCCGTCCTTGATTTGCTCTATCGCTGAATACAGGCCCAGCAACTTGTCCTTCTTCATCGCCCTAGGGAGGTCGAACAGGAACGCCTTCGGGGCTTTGGCTGACCCCCCTGCGTTCTCTATGACGCAGCAGACTAACTGCATTATGTCTTTCGCATCGTTCAGAGGCGGCACGGACTCGGCTAAGCCGTTACAGTCCATGTAGTCGATCAGTATCGACTTGCCAATGCC